GCGCCCACCCCGTAATCCAAACAAAGACCCCAAGACACTTGAGACCTTTTTAAAGTAAATATTCAAAGAACCATTGTTCTCATTCAAGTGCCTGCGCTCATACGCTTCTGGGGGGAAACCCAGACTCGGTATCGATGGAGTCTCTAATTGTTGCTGCTTAGTGGCCATGGCTAATTATGTCAGGACAGACAGGGCATGGTTGATGTGCTTGATGCGGTCATCGAGGCCAATGAACCCGCCATTGATCTTTTTGGTCATGGTCCGATAGTCTTGGTTGTCTGCATACTGGTTGAGCTTGTGGGTGTCCCAGAACCATCCGGCAGTCAGCGCAGCATACTGGGGTGTGGCCACCAGCTCGGGCTGCATGATCAGGTCCACACCCAGCGCCTTGCCAGCATGGTGGTAGTTCGCAGACCCTGTGAGCTGGATGCACCCACGGCCTCTAAATCTGTATCCATCACCACTTGCCTCATCTCGGTTGCCCATTCGGCTGCTGTAGACAGTGTTGGCAATGAGCTTGGGATTCTTGGCACACATCTGTGCCTTGGCCGCATCAAAGCGCTTGGGCCAGAGCTTTTGCAGTGCTTCTGCTCTGTAGTTCAAGTTCTCTTCAAGGATTCTGAAATTGCCGCACTCATGGCCACACTGGCCGATAAAGGCAGCCTGGCGCAGTGGCGTTGAAATATCAAAGCGCTGGAATGTTTCGTTGAGCGCATCGACCCACTCTGGACCAATGTGCAGCCTAGACAATTGCTCACTATTGACCATTGACAATTCTCCTTACTTCTTCGTAGGCGCTGACGCAGGCGTTGAGCTTGGTGATTGCTTTGTCTCCTTCGGCTGCGATGTCGATAAGAGCTGCAATAGTCTGTCGCTCAAGTTCGGTTTCAGTGGTATCTGTGGGTTGTGGATTTCCAAGGGCAATGGGGGTACTTGCATTGGTTTGTGGACAACTTGGGGCTGGGAGCCGCAGCCGGCCAGTGCGAGCAAGCTCATGCATAGCAGACTGTTTTTTCTTGACATCATCTTGGGCCTTTCTGAGTTTCGTTTCCTGATCAATCAATTTAGTGCCAAGCTCTGCCTCTTTGGCTCTGGCCTCTTCATTCTTTTGGGCAATGGCCAGCTTCATGTCATTGTCCCTGTCTGTCCATCCATAGTGATAGCCGCCTTTGTATGAGCCAAGCAGGGCAATGCCCACAGCAAATGCAATCCAAGGGAGTGGTATTCCAAACATTATTCAGCCTCCTGTCTAGCAGCTGCCAGTTGAATGCGCTCATGGTCATCCTCAAGATGGTCCGGTGGCGTGTCTGGTGGTGGACCAGGAGTCCAAGACTCGTCTAGCTCTGGATTGGTCCAAGTGGGCATTGCACCAAATGGCTGTGATGGGATGCCGTTGGTCTTTGCGTTAAACCCGTGATTGTTGCTGTAGCCGTATTGCTGGCCATAGCCCTGCATGGGCTGGCCTATGCACTGGCCCATGGGTGGCGTTGGATTCATTCTTCCAGCAAATGATTTAGCACCCTTGTTGATGGCAAACATTCCGATCAATGTGCTGATACTTCCAACCAATAAAAGCACAACGTCATTCAAGAGCTTGGTAAAAGCGCTGTCAATCGGGGCCATTGATTTGATTGGTTGGGTCACAAAAATTACAGAATAGAGCATTGCAAACACTGTGAAGCCAAAGACAAGCATGACAACAACCACTGCAAAAAGCCACCCATAAACTTTCAGAAGCTCAATCGTTTCCTCTGTGCTTTTAACTTCAGAAAGTTTCATTTTTTGGCTTCCTCTTGTGGTTGGACATCACCAATCTTTTTGTCCAAGATGGGTGCGACCAAGTATTCTGGACACATCTGGGTAAATAAGCACTTTGGCTTCTGACACTCTGGTGCATGGAAATGGTCAGGATTCTGGCACTTGTATCGATAACGATCTTCGCAGCCAGTCAGCAGTAAAAGAAGCAATAGATATCTCATTTTCCCAATCCTACTCTGCCCAACAGTAAATTAACGATGCGGTCCGAGAGGTCATCCGGCAAAAACTTCAAGAAGCCTAGAAACCATAATGCCACACACCCGTAAACGAATATCTTGAGGCACAGGTCAAAGGTCTTCTGGTACTCATTCACCGACCACACCTTTTAGTGGTATCACAAAACTCCATGAGTTCATAGATACCGATTCCAACCAAGAACAAAACAAAAGCCACACCGCCAATGATCATGGCTAACTCATTCATCTCATCTTCCTTCTCTTTAGCCTTCTTCTCTGCTCTCTCTAAAGCCCTAAGTTCTCTTGCGTCATCAATGTCCATCTGGTCTTGACGAGCTTTAATCTTGTTCCAAACGTCAACCTTACCTGTGGTCATGAAGAGCATCTTTAACTCTTCCTCAAACGCTCTAGCTTGCTCCAAAGCCATCTCAATCTGAAGAGCCTGACCCATGTTTGAGCCTTTGTTTTTCTTAGCATCAAGCAGGGCCTTGGTACATTGGCTCTTGGCATCGAACATTTTGCCCAGCATTGGGGCTAATGAACCCAGATCACTAGCCACTTTGCTGGCCTTTTTCACCATGCTGATGGCGCTTTGCAGACCTTCTAATGCGCTGATTGGATCGATCATTTCCGTTCTACCTTTTCCCACTTGATGCAGACAACCCTCCGATTGTAGACATCACCGGTCCATGTCCATTTGACACATCTGTATTCGACAGCTGCTGCCGCTAATAGGACCAGAGCATAAATCATGGCCAAAACAAAATGATGACAGTGAAGCACCAGATGATGGTGGCCACCAGTGAGGCCGCAGCAATGATTGCCACGGCCCAGTCTCTCATAGCCCGAATATTTTCTTGACGAATTCGGCAGCAACACCTGGTCCAAACAAGACCGCAATGATTACCGCATACAAAAGATATTCAATCTTGGTCATGCGCTTGTCCCCATCGCGCAGTGACTTGTCAATGTTGTTGTATCTCTCTAAACAGATCGCTTCATGCACGGCAAGCCTTTTGTCAACATCGGCATCCATGATCACTCAGCAGCTGGTGCTTCTTTAGGAACTTGCGCTTCAGCCTGTTCTTTAATCTTTACGATAAGAGGCCACACGCCACTACTCGAGGGCAACTGCCCCAAAGTTTGTAATACAAAGTTAATCTCGTTAACGTCTAACTCTAATTTCATGCTTGACCCCAAGGTGTGCCAGTAGCAGTTACAGGATTCTTCTGCAAAGCAATATTAGCCGCCAGAGCATCTTCAGTGGCTTGTTTATCAACTGTTTCCCATACCCAATTCAATACTTCAGCTTCAGTAACTGAGGAATATGGGATTGTGGGTGTTCCTGCTTGCCAAGATGCTGTGGAGTAGATAGAAGCCGTATAGTCTCCATCAACCGCAGTTGCAGTCCAGTGACCCGTAATAATGAACCCGTTGGAGGTTTCATAGTCGGTCTGGGTAATTTTCCAAGTAGTAGTCATGATATTTTCCTTTTAAAGATTAGCGGCAGAAAGACGCTGACGTAGTGATTGAATTTCAGCAACAAGGTCTGCAATTACTTCAGCAGTACTTGCTTGCATTGCTTGGTAAACAGGATTTCCATCGGCATCCACAGCGTCTTTTTCACCAGTAACGCTACCCGCATAAACTTCTTGGAATTTGTGAGCCAAGAAACCACGAGTCCGTGTGCCGTTTGCGTTCCATGTGTATTCAACAGGCTCAAGTGCATCAATGCGAGAACCATGTCCTGTTACTGCGCCATGTACAGTTTTTAGTCTGTAATCAGATGTTGTGTTGTATGCTGTTAGAGTTCCGTTATAAGTAATTGAACCGACATCAGCACCACCTCGGCTTGCACGAAATCCAATGAAATTTCTTGTTCCAGAAGCAGCTGAATTTATACATTCAATAGTTGCGTAACCAGCAGTATCTGATAAACAAGAAATTGCATGATTTGTTCCAGTAGTAACTACTTCTAATTTTCGATTACCACCACTCGTAGTCCCCACCAGCAAGTTACCGCTAGAGTCTATTCTGGCTCGTTCGGTGTTGTTGGTGCGGAAAATTAGCGGATGGGTTGTAATAGTGCTAATGGTGCAATCGCCTGTACTTGAGCTATATCCAAGCGTCATTCCTTCACCAGTAGCATCATTTCTACCAAGCGTAATGTACGAACTTGTGCCATTAGGTGAACTGAATCTAGCAACTTCACCACTAGCTTTTGATACATGAAGTCTTGCAGTATCAGGGTTGCTCGTAGTCCCCACACCCAAATTCCCACTTGCATCCAGAGTCATCGCCTGAGTAAAGGTGATAGCATTTCCTGCTGTGCCTGATGGGGCATTAAACCAAGCGTGTGTTCCAGACAATAAGCGGTATCGGCTAGAAGCAACTCCTGCACCTTGAGATAGCCAACCGCCTGAATAGTAAGCGTTTGTTGTAATCTCAAAATCCGATGAAGAACTTGAAGAAAGAGCACCACCTGTAGAACCAACTTGCAATGCTTTATACGCCACCCAAGCACTCGGAGTAACTCCCAAGCCTAGATTGCCTGATGTGTCAAGTGTTGCTTTTATGCTGTTATTGATTGAAAAAGTTGTACCAGAATTAGACGAAATATCTATTGTTGCGCCAGTACCAGAACAGTTTATATAATTAGCCCCACCATAATTAAATGTTAGTTGATTACCAGAAGCGCCAAATGTTAATGTATTAGCAGTTCCTGTAGCTCCACTTGATGCAAACTGTGCTTTTCCATTTACGTCAAGTTTCTGTGTAGGCGAACTTGTACCAATACCCAACCCTGTTGAGGTGAGGCGCATTTGTTCTGAGCTGTTAATGCCAAAACCAATTGGAAGATTTCCGTATGCGGCAAGCACCAAAGAGTTTGCACCGCCAATTCCACTAAACAAACTGCCCGAGTTGTTGTTTGCGCCTACGTAATGATCCGCAGTGGTATTTTTGTAATTTGACCACGCCCCTGAAGTTGACGCCCCAGTCAACACGCTGGTTGCATTGCCGGAAACTGGCGTAATGTTTAATGCAGCCCCATCAAACGTCAGCGCAGAACCAGTGGTCAGGACTTTGGAGCCGTTGGCAAAAGCAACACCATTAGCCGTTGCGCCCGATAGTGTGACAGCGCCAGAAGCGGACAGCGTAGTAAACGCACCAGTAGTAGCAGTAGTAGCACCCACAGTACCATTGATGTTGATAGAGGCTGTACCTGTTAGATTAGTTACAGTACCGCTAGAGGGTGTACCTAATACACCACCATTGATGACAGGCGCACCAGATGAGCCTGTATTGACCGCTAGAGCAGTAGCAATACCAGTACCCAAACCTGATACGCCAGTGCTAATTGGTAAGCCAGTACAGGCACTTAATACGCCACTTGTCGGTGTACCAAGCAAAGGTGCTATCAATGTAGGAGTGTTTGCAAAGACCAAAGCACCAGAGCCTGTCTCACCTGTAACTGCTGCTGCCAAGTTTGCTGATGATGGCGTGCCAAGGAATGTGGCCACACCAGTGCCAAAACTTGAAATGCCTGTGCCACCCTTTGCGACCTTTAGCACTGGGCCGGCATCAAACAATGCGTCAATCAAGTCTAAGTCTGTATTGACTTTCGTTCCCCAGGTATCAGTGGATGCTCCAACTTCTGGTTTGGTCAACAATAGATTCGTTGTGGTTGTATCTGCCATTTTTTACCCCTATGCGGCTATTTGCCAAGATTCGCTATTATCCGCAATTGGTGACCAAGTTTCACTGCTGTCAGCAATTGCATCCCATGTTTCTGATGTGTCTGTGATCGGTGTCCAGGTCTCTGCATTGTCAGAGATCGCATCCCATGTTTCTGCCGTGTCAGACTCTGCCACCCATTTTAGATTGCCGGCAATCGTCATGGATGACTGGCAAGTGAAATTGATTGGCGTGCTTTGTCTTCTCTGGCCATTGATGCTCATGGCCGACTGGGCCGCCATCACCACTGATCCGCGCAGCACCACCTTGGTGGCCACAGTCATTACGCCAAAGTCTTGAATCAGAATCTGAATCAGTGGGACCCTGATGGCCGCCACAGACATGGCGCTTTCATCTACTGATGTGAATGCACCAATGGCCACCCTGATGGCCGCAAAGCTGGCGCTAGAGCTTGCCGCAAGTGTCGATGCACCTATGGCATACCGCACCGCATTTGCGGCCATGGTGCTGGCGCTTGTGGCCGTGGCCGCGCCAATGGCAATGCGTTGTGCAGCTGCTGTCGCAGTGCTAGACGCTGAAACAGAGAATGATGCTGTCTTGACTACATTGGCGCTGACAGTCTCTGTGCTAGAGGCTGAAACAGAAAACGCGCCTATGCAGACGCGCTGTCCATTGATTGCAGCCGTGCTGGTGGCTGCAAGGGTAACTGCTCCAAGGCTTACGCCATAGGAGTAATTCCCTTGTCCATACGGGCCAAGACCATAGGCTGCCATGTCATGTCAATGTGACATCAAGGTCGCCAGCTGGAATGCGCAGCACATCGCCATCATTGATGGTGCGTGCAGTTGATAGCGCTGCCCAGGCTAATAGATTGCCACTGGTACTTGCATCAAAGATGCCGGCCCAGCCAATTGATCCCCAGTTACCGCCACTAGCAGCTGCAAACTCGATGGCCGCTGCGTTTGTTGCGTTTGTGGGGCTTGTGCCGGAGACAGTGATCGTGCCAGTCACCACTCGCGCATAGGCGCTGCCAGACACCTCAGTGCCGCCACCAGTGTCACTGGGTGCAGCCGTGAAGAGGCCAACATACCAAGCCGTGGGGCGTGTGACAGAGCCTGTGGTCAGCAAGTAAGTTAAAACTAGGTTTTCGGTGTAGTCGGTAAAAGATGACATATCAGTCCTTATCCAAAAGTCTTCGCACGGGTCAGCAATGCACCACCAGAAGATGCACTTCGATCATCGGCAGTTTGTGAATCATTCAAGGCTCGCTCATAGAGTGTCGCCCACACTTGGATTCTCGCATCATCTTGCAAGTATGGTGCAGCCTGTAATAGCGCACCATACAGATAAATGTCGGGGTTTGATGTCAAAAGCCAATTAGTCGTGTTGCTAGTTGATAACTTTGACAACTTTGCGTAATAGGTCAGCTCGGTGGTGTAGGTGGCATCAGGTGTTGGGACAATGCGAAACTGGCCACCAACAATGCCAAAGAATTTTGGCTTGCCACTGGCCGTGTACTTGGTCATCTCAGCATCTAGTGCATCAATGCTCAAAAACGACAGTGGGGTCTGGGGGTTTGTGCTTGTGAGCTTGAGGGATTTGGTCTCCAAAAAGTCAGCAGGCACAGCGCCATATTGCGCATCAAAAGACGCATTGGCCCTGACGATCATCTGCCTGGTGCGCAGTGTACGTTCCACTTGTGCCTCGGCCAGAGAGATAAAGTCAGGAATGACAGCAGTCAGGTCGGCTCGGTTAAGCCAGTCGCCAATGGATGTCTTCAGTTCTGCGTATGTAGTCAGTGCCATTATTGGGCCTCTTTTTCCATTTCCTCTTTCACAATCCAAGTGTGTTCATGGCGAAATTCAAAAGTGCCAATGTGGCCAATTTCCTTTGAGACATCATGGTCGATGTAGACCTTGTAGCCTAGCTCTTGAGCTTTCTTACAAAAGAACACATCCTCACCCATGTAGCCTCTGGTGGTCTGCCACGGCATATCAAACCATGGCTCACTCATGCCCTCAAACACCTCGCGCTTGATCAGCATTATGCCCGTTCCAATGCTTCCCACCTCTTCGATTCCAGTGGAATCTGGCATGGTGTAGACCGCCTGGCGCTTGCCGTTCTCATCATAGTTCTGGGCCGTTGGGCCGGTTGGCATTCTGCGTCTGGCACAGTTGGCAGCCACAATCTCTTTGTCGTGCTTTAAGAGCCGCTGGACCATGTCCTGTGGAAAGGTCATGTCCGAGTCAATGAAAAGAATGTGTGTGCAGCCTTCTTTCATGGCATCCAAGCAAAGGTCAGCCCTTTGGTTTTGGATGATCGTGCCTTGCATCAATTTCAGACTGATAGCGTCTGTGGTGTTGAGTGTGTGATAGGCCACCATGTTCACCATGCAGTAGGTGTAGTTGGTGTGGACCTGATCACGGGCCGGTGTGCATACAGCAATGTAGTTCATACTTTCCCAGGGCGAGTTCTAAAAAATTGATTGTCGGAGTCGTTGAGCCAGCGCTTCATATATTCTTGGTCATCGATCTTGCCCTCGGCCTTCATCTTGTAATAAAGGGATTCGGGTATGGATGCCACCAAGTGCCACTCACCGGTCCAGTTGGCTTTCTCGTCTACAGCGTTATAGATGGCCTTGTTGGCCTCGATAACGGCAGTCACATCTTGTTCTGTTTGGATCGTCACATCGCCAGTTTCGGCATTCTCATGCCAGTAGCGTTTGATGCCTTGATCTTTGTTTTCGCTAAATAGTCTTTTGTGAATCATTTAAAAAAAGGGCCAAGTTTCCCTGGCCCTTTCCGTTTACCTTCGATTAAGAAGTGATCAAGTCAGCAGCCAAGCCGTGGGCATTTTCAGCCGTAACTTTATGGCCCCATTCCACGATCAGCATACGCTTTTCAGCATCGCCAGTCTTGGCCAATTCGACTTGCTGGTAAGGGCGCAGCACAGTCATCTTGGCGTAGTCAGGATCAATCACCCATGCATCACGCTCACGCTGGAAGCGGTTTGCAATCACTTGCACATTGCCGAAATCGCTGACATAAATGTCAACGGCCCCGACCAATGTGGCAGGCTTTGCACCACCATCAATGTTGAAACGGCTTGAGGCAATACCAGAGAAGCCTGACACGCGCTGCTTGTTAACAGGACCGCACATCAAAATCTTAGGTGTACCACCTTGTGTCCACACTTTCTGAATCACATTCTTAAGAATGGTTTCAGTGAATGTGCGCACATTGCCATCAGTACGGGCGCTGTTTGGCAGCGTTGTATAAGATGGATCAGTACCATTGGTCTGCTTGTCAGTGTTCGTCTTGATAAACGCACCCAAAGAAGCAGTCACACGGGCAGTAGTGGAGTCACCAGCGACAGCGATACCACCATTCAACATCACGAATTCTTGGTCGCGACGTAATTCAGCGCCCCTTTTCGCGATTTGGTAGGCCAATTCTGAGCGCCTGCCTGCCTTGTTGACCACTTCTTCAGTGGCTGACAAGATGATTGTCTTGCGTGAAATCTGTGCGTAGTTTTGCAAACGTACAGTAGCAGTCACAGAGTCAAATGATGCAACATCATCACCCTCTAACTGGGCATTGGCAGCAGCTGCGGCCAATGTATCGGTCTGATATTCAAACAATGCGTTGGACACGTTTTCACGGCCAATGTTTGACATATAAGGCGTTTCTTCCATCTATGTTGAACAAGGCTCGTTAAACCTTGCCTCCCTTACGGGACTGCATATTTCTATGCAGATCAGACTATATCTTCACCCACTTTCGTGGGGCTAGGTGCTTCGGACCACTTGGTCCTACGATCTTTCGATCTAGTCGTTGAACCTTCCTCTTTTGAGGCTCGGCTGCTGATTGCCCTCGGCTGCCTATCCGTTAGGGGTTTCCAGCAATTCTCCTAGTGTCAATTGCAAATTACTCTGCAACGGCCCTCAAGTTAAGGCGCAATATTTGTAATGATATTGCTCAAATCTTCCCGAATACCCTTTGCAGAGTAAGTCAAGAACGTGTTACTTACGATAGCCATAATTTCCTCATTTCAATAAATGTTCAATTGCAGAAGCCGCATCATCGATGCGACCAGTTTTTGCAAGACGCTGCTTTGCTCGCACACTCTCAGTTGTTGTCGAAACCCGACCAGCTGCACCAGGCTTGGCTGTTCGTGGGCCATTGTTCACCACAGGCTTAATGCCTTGGCGCTTACTTACCATCTGGTCAAACAGTGCCGCTTTGCGCAGCAGTAAAACCAGTCGGTGGTCGTAAACGCTCTTCAAGTCTTCATCGGTAAAGCCTGCTGCCTTCGCAGACTCAATCACCAGCGCCTTTTCGGCCTTTGCCTTCTTGGGGTCTTTCCAATCGGGCAAGGCTGCCAATAGAGCTTCTTGCTGGCTGGCAAGTTGGGCTTCCATGGCGCGCTGCTGTTCATACTGAGACACTTGAGCCAGTCGCTGCTGTTCAGATTGAATGGCTGCGAATTTCTCTTGTCTCTCACGCATGACTTCCTTTTGCCTCACCCATTCAATCGGGTCTTCGTGATAAAGACGATCCAAATCGACTTGAGGCTCTGAAGACTGAAGTTGGGCTTGCAATGCTCCCAACAATTGAGCGTATTGCTCACGCTCGGCCCGTACTGCATACGTCTCTGCCTCGGCTTGCTTTCGCACCTCGGCAATCTGCTGCGTTTTACGGGTGTAGTCCTGAGTTCTGGAGTAGCCCTTCTGGAGTTCGTCTAGCGTGACAGAAACTTCCTTGCCGTCAACTTTGACAGTGAAAGTCTGTGGCTGTTCGCCCTCTTCGGTCTCTTCCTCTTCTCCTGACTGTTCCTCTGAAGTCTCTTCATCTGGCGCGTCTTCCACACCAGACTCATCCTCCTCAGAAGCCGCTGTCTCAGAATCCTCATCGGACTCCTCGACTGGCTGCGTCTCATCAAGTTCTGCTTGTCCCTGTTCGGGGGCTAACATTGCCGAGATAGCACTGGCCGCATCGGCCACATTCATTGCTGTTGTTTCTGCCATAGTATTTTCTTAAATTAGATTTTTCTGTGATTTGACGATAGCGTTCTGTGCAATTTTTCCGTTGTCCATGATCTTGATCAACTCTTGTCTTAGGCCATCAATGGCCTGCAACATGCACCACGCTGTCTCTCGCTTCACAGACTCTTCGGGTTTCGAGGATCGAAATGCCCAAAGTTGGTCGTTTTCCAATTTTGCAATTGCAGTGTTGAGGGTTTCATCCTCTAGCAGCTGCTTGGCCTTTCGGCCTTTATTTACCTGGTCTTCGTTTGTCACTTACTGTGCCATTCCTTGAAAGGTTGATGGGGGCATCATCTCAGGCGCTGGTGGCTGCGGCTGGGACACAAACTGTGCCGCCTGCTGCTGGGCCAACAATGCCTGCTGACGCATTGCTTCACGATCAATACTCTGTGCCGCATCAATTTCGGCTGTACTGATCTGTGATTTGTACTTTAACTCAATTTCATACTTTTTGAGATACAAATCTTGAGCCATTTTGTCGCGGTTTAAATCATCATCCATGATCATTTGCTGGCGCTTGAGTTCAAGCTCGGCAGCCTTCTTTTGGATATCTGCCTTGATACTTTCAGCCTGCACTTGGGCCAGCACCTCTTCGGGGCTTGGCTTTTGCTGTGGAGCTGGTGGCACATAGTCGGCAGGGATATTCTGGAAAAAGCTCGTTGAGTCTTTGAACCCAGATAACTCTACGATTTTGCGTAGGGTATTGCTAAACTGCTGTGGCGTGACCAGGGGATTCGTTGGGCCAAGCTGCTGCAAGATTTGCTCTTGCTTGGACATGATCATCATCAGCGCTTGGAGCTTCTCATTAGTGTCGCCATTGCCAAGGGCAATATTGATGTTGGCATCCATGCTCACATCCCAGAACCTTGGATCGATCTGCACCCACTCATTGCGCATTCGCACCATTCGGGCTTTGTCCTGGTGCGTTGTGGCCAAGAACAAAATGCCCTTGAATAGCTTTTTCATGCCTTCAGCCAGAATTCTGGCTGTCAGCTCAATGCGGCTCTGGCCTGCGTTAATTGTTGCATTCACAGCTGCTTTGGTGCTTGACTGCAATGCGTCAGCATTCAGACCCATGGCCGCCTTGCTCATGCCGGTGCGATCTTCCCTGATCTGGTCCATGTATTCCATCATCGGGAATGCGGCCTGACCCACAAATGGGGTCGTCAAAGGCTGGACCATGCCAGGCGCGCGCATTCTAATAATCGCACCCGTTTCGTTATTAAGCACGTCATCGATATTGCATTGTCCTTCTACGACGGCAGTGCGCGGGTGAATTGACTGGGCCAGACTGTCTAGCGTGTTTCGGAGTATTTCCGACTTGATCTCTTGCAAGTCGCGGGTAATGTCAAAAATTGACATGGCCTCCAAGGGGCTTGTGTGTGGCTCTGGGTCACAGGGAAAGTCAGCAAAGGGAATGTAGCTGGCCGGCAGATTGCGCACCACCTTATAGCCGCCACCCATGCAGCAGACCTTGCGCAGCTCTGCAATGCCATCGCCATCATAGTCCACACGGGAATAAGCCTCGATGTACAGCACTCTGCGCATCATCGGGTTGGCAGCGTCATTCGTGCCAAATGTCGTGGACAGTGGCTGACGCGCTAAATACTCGTCATTGCTGTCCAAGTCAGTCGATGACATATTCTCTTCGATCTCATCTTGGTCATAGCCCATGGCCAGCAAGTCAGCCATGGTGGCCATTTGCCGGTGGGCAATGATGGTCGAATCGTCAAACGATCTGGCGCGTCTGTCCAAGAGCAGCTCTTCGGGTGGCACGGCCATGATCCTGATCCGGCCATCCTTTGTGATGCGCTTGATCTGCACATCATGGACCATGGCTGGTGGCGCCATCACTGGCTGGCCAGTCAGCGGGTCCACAGTGCTGATCTGCATTTCGTCAATGGCAGGGTCAGGGTAAGACGTAATGATCTTGACCTCACCACCAGGCTCTTGCATCAGCATCTCTAGCGTCTGGTCATCGAGGCCGGTGTACTCTTCAATTCTTACCTTCTCCTCATCCTCCCACCAGAATTTGGCTATGCCGCATTTGCGTACCAAAGAATCCTTGAAAATTGCATAGGCCGTTAAGAACCCAGAATTGTCGTTTTGGAAAATGTAATTGCAGTAGTCGGTCGCCTGTTGGGCCATCTTCACATCTTCTGGGCCACGGGGTGCAAACTCCACCACATTCTCAGAACTAAAGAAAACACGCATCAGGCTTGGCAGCATGGCCGAGACAGTGTCCCGCACCTCCATGGCCACCACCTTGCTGTTGCCTTCGACCTCATTGCCGAATAAATCACCGCGATAGTATTCAGTCCCCTTGGCGCGTGTGGGTGACAGATCACTGTCCACATAACTCACCGCATCGGTCAGGTCTTGCGTGATGATCGCTTGCAGCTCTGCATCATCCATTGGCTCGGTGGCTGCAATGTCGGTGGATAAATTTTCGGTGATATTTTCAATCATGGCTTGACCTTTGTAAGAACCACATACATGGAGTCCACAGCCCTTGGCGTGCGGATAATTTCGTCTTGTGGCAATTCTAGTGCTTCTCCCACCTTTGAGAGACGCATTTCCAGTGTTGTCAACTCAAACCGATCTGGCCACCCCAAGTACCAGTGCCAATCGGTGTAATACCGCCAAGAGTTCTCATTGAATGCCCTGACATGAGTCGGGTCTTGCCAAGCGCCAAGGCTCAAGTCATATGGCACATGAATCCGCATCTGGCCGCCCACCTTCAGTAGCTCTTTGCAGTTGGTCATGGCATCGACCAGATTGGGGATGTGTTCCAGCACATCATTGGCCACAATGGCCTCAAACATACCTGGCACGATCTCCAGCTGCCCAAACCTAGTCTTTAGCGTGTCGCCCCACTTCACTTTGCTGATATCGACCAGCCAGTCAGGATTCTTGCTGGCTTGAATATCTGCATTCAGATACTCAGCATTCCAGTCCTTGCCGGACCCAAGATTAAGAATCAAACCAGGCACTCGCATATTCTGGCCTGTTTTCTTTGAGCCATGGCAGCGCCTCATCATGGAGCTTCTGCGCGTCAAAGCCAATGGTGTTTGAGCCAATGTGGTGAACGTAACTTGCGCTCACATAGTGGCCATAGCCTTTTCTCACCAAATCCATACAATGCACATCGTCACTGTACCAATTCAGAGGGGGAAACTTTGCCTCTTCGAATGCGTCACTTGATATCCATGCAAAGATTGGGCTGACCTCTTGGACCAGTTTGATGTGGGCCTCAGAGGGGAATTTGTAGAAGTTTAGCTTCTCCGGCTGCTCAGTGATCCGGACATTCTGACAAGGTCTGGCCGCGTCACACCTTGCCGCCACCCACCCTGCTTTGTAGCTGTTCATGGTCCTGACAATGGCCACATCTTCCATCAGCACCTTCACGCTGGTGGGTGTCAGCACAATATCGTCATTGGCCACAATGCATGATGACCAGTCCTTGAGCGCCATCTCAATGATCTCGTTGTAGTCCTCGCCAAAGCTCCTTGGCTGGCCATAAATCTTGAAGTCAGCTTGGTAATTGTCAATCACCGACTCAGGACCGCGCAGATAGACCGGACACTCTGGCGCGTATTGCTTGATGGATTCAAGCAGCACAGCCAACCCATGGCCCTTGACAGTGGCAATGACAATCGGACAGATCATTTTTTTGCCTTGTTCCTGGCACTGATGGCCGCGGCCTTTGCCTTGGCATCTGCCTTGGAGCTTGCACCCCATGCCTTCAATGACAGCAGCAGCCGTGTCGGCTCTCCACCCTTCATCTCAGGCCCAGGCATATTGCCCATGCGTGCCAAGAATGATGCACGCCTTGGGTTGTCGCCTGCTTTGACTGGCGCTTTAAGGTCCATGCCCTCGGCCTTCGCACTGGCACGGCCCTTGGCGTTTAAGCCGCCAGACGGGCTTTTGCCCTCTTTACGCTGCCAAGCTGGGGTCTTCATTTCTTTTTCACTGGCTTTGCAGTCTTGGCCGCGGCTTTGAAGTCAGCAGCTGATGGAGCGCCTTTAGCACCAGGCTTGCGCATCTTCTCGCCAGAGCCGGACTTGATACGCTCACGCTTGGCTGCAATATTGGAATACAAACCTTGTTTCATGATTCTTCATCCTCTTCATAGTTTTCAGATTCTTCACCCTCTTGCTCACCAGTGTTCGGACCACCGACCACCCATGCATCGCAAGTGCGACTCGCTGCGCACTTAAAGTCAAAGATTTCGCAGTAACCCAGATCGGCCAACTTGATTGTTCCCCATGGGTCAGCTTCCATGCCAATACCCTGCGCAATGCACTGCTTGATGTTGTCAGACACATTGAATGCCGCGCAGTTACCGCACAGGCTTTTCTTGGCATCCACAATGCTGATGTCCCACTGGTCCGACTTCTTACGCCAAAAAGCCTCGTTTGGCAGCTTGGGATTCTCAGGACCATAGGCCGCGCTGGTGATTGCCTTGGCTCGGTTTTTCAGATTCAGCGTAATGTCTTGCGTGGGCATGGGGCAGTTCTCGCCACCCTCCATGTCCTCGCCCTCTTCCTTGTCCATGACCTGGTCCATGGTGCGTTTTAAAGTAGCCATTATTTTTTCGCCTTGTTCTTTGCCGTGCGCTGACCGCGCATGGGCATCTTTGCCTCAGACATGGCAATGGCCACCGCCTGCTTGGGATTCTTGACCACTGGGCCACCCTTGCCACTGTGCAGCTTGCCAGAGCCAAACTCTTTCATCACAGAGCCAACCTTCTTTTGCGCTTTACTCATTGCCTTCATAGGTTTCCCCCATTGGTTTGTCAATACCCGAATTATGCAACCCGCGACAAGTTTCTGCGCAGGGGCTGAGACCATTTGCTTGAGCCAGTGCTGCCGTACATCCCCGCCATTGCATCACTTGCAAATGTCAGGACAAAGGCATCGGCCTTGTCAGGACTTGGCAATCCTCTGCGCTTGATCTCATCTTTCCCCTCAATAGCGATCTTGCCGTTTGAAGTGAATGAGTACCGCACTGTGGCCAGTTCAGCGATCAAGACCTCATCCTTTGGCATCTTGCAATCTCTGGCCTCAAGCCATGCCCTTGCCTTGTACCAAAGTTCAGCCTTCAGATTCCTGTACGTTCCACCCATCGCTGGGGACTCGGACACGTTGATGCCTCTGGCCGGCAAGCCCAGCTCTCTGAGCCGGTCCACCACCCCAGCACCTAATCCAATCGAATCGACCAATATCTCTTTCGGCTGCTGGCTCGGTGGCAGCGCCTGGTACTCGGCCACCACCGCGCCAGTCAGTTGCATCAAGTCTAAATTTTTCCATGTCCGGATATTCTCAGTCACCGCATTCCCCTGGCGCTTGCACAGAGCTGACCTATCACTTCCAAACCGCGCCACATCCAAGCCCCATAGCATGGGCGCATACTCACTTGGCGCGACATCCCGATTGACCGCACTCTCCAAGAGGTCCATGGCAATCACAGTGTCATCGTCACCCTTGGGAAACTCCCCGATCACGCGAATCCGGTAGACGTTACTCTCCTCGCCATAGCGCATGGCCATCTCTTTGACGTACTCATCCGATACCCGTGGCGAGTCCGTACACGCCACTTGAAATGTGGTCCACTCATCAGCCAGGCGCGTGTGGGTGTCGTAGAAAAACCCACTCGATCTGACCGGATTACCCAATAACAGCGTCACCGCGTTATGCCCAGACATCGAGCCAGCCGCGGCCTCGAATACTTGCTCTGGCACACCAGAAGCCTCATCGGCCACCAGCATCACGTTCTCTGAGTGAATTCCCTGCAAAGCCTCTGGCTGCTCGGCCCGTGATGTTCTGGCACTGATAAACATCTCAGTCGGTGCAGCATTGAATTCAATCCTCTCTTGCTTGACAGTCAGCAGTCCCTGCAAAGGCAAAGGCATGGCATTGATCCAGCGCTTCAGCTCTGCAAACATCGCGTCATACAGCTGAGAGCTAGTCGGTGCAGTCACCACCACCTTGACTGGACTTCTAGTCATAAAGTACCAGAGCATGGCCCAGCTGCTTGCAGTGGATTTCCCCACCCCGTGGCCACTCCTAACGCTTATCTTCCTATCCCCACGGGCAATGGCCCCCAGAAACTTCACTTGCCACGGGTCAGGGTCAACCCCCAGCACCTCCCGCACAAATAGCACAGGGTCCGGCTGATATCGCTCCACCCACAACGCAAACACATTCTCTTTACTCATGGGTGAATGGTCTCATACATGGACCATGCCCGAGGACTCATTGCCCACTTATGCGCTTGAAGTTCATCAGTCCTGACCAGTATCAGCAAGTGGTACGTCATCGCCAGGTCAAACCTCTCCTCATTGATCGCCTCCATCATCCGAATCTTCAAATCCAGCAACATCACAGAAAGATGCAGCGCAGTCAACAAATCAGTCATTTATCCATCCTCGCTTGCTTTAAGTTCTGACCCGTGATCCTGTCGGTCCAGCACGATGCACACAACCACCTGGTCGCACTCATCTCCACCCCACCCTCTGGCGGCTTTTTCTGAGCGCATTTATTACAAAGCTGTAATTTATGGCCATGCACATTGCCGTTAAGTCTTATGTGATTATTTACAAAGTTACTCTTCATACCCTTGCCGGACAAGTTCTGCCCTGCTCACAGTTCTGGTGGCATGGTGGACATTTCCGGTCAATGAAATCATGCTCACTCACCCATGTCCTCAGTATCAGCCCACAGGCCGGACCAGTGGGCGGCTCTTCTTTCTTTTGCACTAAATACTTCCACACCATCCAAGCAATGAATAAAACATTCACCGCAATAATAAAATAAATAATAATCACTGTATTCTCTGAATTTTATTATGTGGGTGCGTTAACCACTTATCACCTAATAATCTAATCGCTTTAATATATTGCTTCTGATTATGTCTATTCGTACTACGCGGGACATAATCGACATTAAATAATTGCCGCACTTTAATAAGCATTATCGTATTCATATTATCCCCACTATATCGTTGATATTGACCCATGCGTGCCAGACAATTGTGCTGTCTAAGTTTGTCAGTGTGCAAAACACCTTGTTGTCCTTAATCTCATCAGTGTCTAAGACGATCCACTCTTGGCCCTTGATTGTGACTGTCGCTTGCTTCGTTTTCATTCGTTACTCCGTAGTTTTGTGGAGTTGACATTTTTGCACAATTTGCGTTAGTTGTTACTTTTTTAAAAAATTTTTTTTGTAGCTGTTTAGTGCCGCCACAGTCGCCCCCGCCAAGCCGGCCAAGGGGGGGTCGCGGCCACCGACCGCCAACCGGCCACCGCTGGGTTATCCACGGATTTTGGCCAACCTTATCCACAGATTCCTGTGCATAACTGTCGATGTAATACTTTGATGCACTTAATTCTGTGGATATCTACTTATCCACTTAACATAATGGTCGTTGTATAAAGTGACTGAATGCTTCGGTATTCATTTATGCAGAATCGTCTAGTGATACGACAGATCGCTTGCGCAGGGCATCGAGCGCCATGCTTCCAAGGTCGATGTTGACCAGGGGCTGCTGCTTGTCACCATACTCGTCTGGAGCCTGCTTAGAGGCCAGCCAGCGCCTTGTGTCCACTCTCAGCTTGGCCACCTGTGCGTCTTGAGGTGTGGCAGCGTCTGCAATTTCCAGCGTTTGCTCTGCTAAACTTCGACCACCTCGCGCACGGGCGCGCGCAAGGGCATCAGCCCGTTCTGCACCTCCTCGCTCAATCCATTCATAAAAAGCCGTGTGGCTTATCTCCATCGACCTTGCCAAGCTGAGAATGGTTTCTCCTTGTGAGAGCCTGTCTAACATGGCACTTTCGCCACCAACTTTGTGAATCTTCTTGTTGACTTCAGAGGCTTCTTTCCGAGCAATGGCTGCTTTGTCTCTGAGGTTCATTTGTCTTTCGGCAATGTTGTCGGCCACTTCTGCAAGTGTTTGTGCTTTACGTTTTGGTGTTGCCATTCAGATATTCCTCGATTGATTTGATTGCTTCGGCAGCTGATCTGGCGACCACTGCTCGATACCCTTTTGCATTTAACTGCAAATTTACAGCACTTTGTTTGCTTGAGACCACACCGGCCTTGGTCTTCATCTCCACAAATAACGCATGAAAGCCGTTTTTAGGCTCCAAGACGCACAGATCAGGCATCCCTGCCAATACCCCTTCACTGTGCAATCTAACGCGCTCTGAGGCCGTTCTATCGCCTCCATTGGGTATTGCTGCAATGATGATGTCCGGATAGAACGCTCGAAAGTGTTGCACCACTTTGACCTGGTCAATGTGTTCAATGCTTTTTCGTTTGCGTTTTAAGTCAACCACCATTCCTCGGATTCTACTGCCGAGGCTTTGGTCTGGAACATATGACACCGGTGCTTGACATCGGTTGGGAATGCCGCGAGGCCGGTCTGGCCACACTGGTGTTCGGACCATGTGACAGTTGCCCAACCACCTTTGACCTTTGCCTGGTCAAACATCCACTGGAGTGGTTTTGAGTTGACCTTCCGGTGTCTTTCCATCTGCTCTGCTGGCATGGACTGGCGCTGCTCGACCATGCACGAATGTTGGCATTCATGGCAAAAAACCCTCTCATCCCACAAATGTGGATAAGCTGTGGATAACTGCTCAACTTGTTGGACCATGCTTTACCTCCAAAAATCGTTAAAAGTAAGGCGGTATAGACAAAGGAAATCTACCGCTTTACCGCTTTACTTTTCACCATCACAAAACTTGCCAGACTTGCCTGTGGATAAGTGGGTCTAAGGACCCCACTTATACCAACAGAGCCAGCCATTGTCTAAACAGGTATACCGCTTTACTACCGCTTTACTACCGCTTTACCGCTTTACTTTAATTGAACCCATCCAGTGCCTGACTGGTTCTGACAGAAGCGCTGGAAAATGGCGCTGCTGACGGCCTTTCTCGCATAGCTTTGATCAGCCATTGGCACGGCCTGATAGATGTCAGCCCACTCCAGCTGGTGCATCGATTGCATTTCTTTTGGTACTGATGGGCGGCCAGAGCCTCTGCGCATGATGACAGCGCCTTTGGCGTTGATAATGGACTGGACAAAGTTGCAGGCAGCGTCAGCGGCATCTTGCACTTGCTGCTGGCGCTTGTCGTTCTGCCTGTCGTTGGCAGCTTGCCTGCGATCCTCTTCTGATGACATCTCTGGGACCACCAGGAGGACCATTTGTTCCTGGATGTCGCCATCTTCATCCAGGACAGTGTCGGCAAAGACATCTGAGTGGAATTTGATCTCTCTGAAGTTGGGCTGGTATCGGGTTTTTACCAAGCGCATGTATCGGGTCTTGGTCTCATCTTCAAACAGCACACCGGTCAGTGTCGCGTCACCAGTGAATGCGCTGGCTCCACGGGCTGTGGCATCTGAGTCGGCCTTGGATATGGTCTTGTTGGTGTGTGTGATGATGCAGACTGGCGTGTCCAGCTGGATGTAGATGGTCTGCTTTAGGGCTGCAATGAAACTACCGACCTCTGAGTTGTCATTCTCATTATCAATATCCATTGTGGCGTTGGCTGTATCTAATACTAATAATGGCCGGACATTATCTATTGTGTGGTGAATCACATTATGTGCAAGCATGAGTAAGTCTTTAACTTGGCTTCTCTTGGCATCGATAATGACAAACCAATTGGAGAGTTCACTGGCACTAATCCCATAATGGCGTGAATATCCGGTGAGTGTCCTTTCGACCTGGTCACTGTCTTCAGTCACTATGATTGTTTTGCGTTTCTTGGTGGCAGTGAGCGCGCAATCTTTGGCCTGTAATCCGGCCATGACCATGCATAAAGAGATGACTGCTGTGGTCTTGCCAATGCCAGGCTGACCGGCAAGGACCATAAAGGAATGCGCCCAAAAGCCTTTGACCATGTAGCGGATGGGTTTGAGGCTGCCAATGGATAGAGTTCGCTCTGGCCAGCCCTTGGCCTCTTCTGGCGCATCTTGGGCCACTGGCGCTTGGGCCTGACTGATCACTGCTGCAAAGTCTTCAACGGCTGACTTTCGCTCAGTTTGTTTTGTCGGTGGCTCCCAGCCGCAATCTTTGGCATGCTTGAAGAGTGTGCCAATGCCAACACCTTTGCCCTGGTGAAAGCTCTTCCAGTGGGTCTCTATGTCCTTGGTCCCTGCATACTTGTTGCCGGCCATGGACCATGTCATCCATGGGCCAAGACCAGCCTCTCCGAATTCTGTATGCAGCGCCTGGCCCAGCTCAATCCACTGGCTGTAATCGCAGTCTGGGGAAATGTGGTGCAAAGCCTTGATGGCGCGATCAAGGTCGCTGTCATCCAGTCTTGAGCCTAATTGGGTAAAGTCAAATGATTGACTCGGTGGGGCAGGCTTTGGCTCTTGCAGCTGGTGCTGCTCAATGATGCCCCAGTCTTGGAGCAAGGCATAAAGGTCCACGGCCTCTTGGAATTCACCGACCAATTGATTGCCACTGAGTAGCACTGACTTGCCGGCAGAGTTTGGCAGGCCGAATACCTCAAGCTCCTGACCACCGCCCAGTTTGTACTTTGGCAGCACCTGGTCAGATTCTTTGGGCGGTTGGGTCCATAAGAAGACATGGCGGCCACGGCCTGAGACAGAGACCTCGGTCAGCATCTTGTTTTGCTTGACGTACTTGGCCATGCGCTGGATGGCCACGTTTGTGGGGCCACTTGCGTGCTTCATGTCCACATCAAGGCAAACCAGAAAGTTGCCTGATGCGCTGATGATGGGGCGCTGCTGCACTAGGCCGAGGTACTGGCCATGAGGGCATGACTCCATGGCCCAAACGTCTTCAGCGTTGTAGAGGTCAGTCGGGTCTGTATCACGGGCCACACCTTGGCCAGACCGCTTGTACGGGATTTTTTTGGAGCCTTGCAGGGCAAAGGTGCAGAAGACTGCATCTGGGGCGACAGCGCCAATCTTGCAGGCCACTGACTGGGACTGACTGAATGTATCTGGCAGGGGTGTTTCAGTTAAGATGGTCACTGAAATTCCTTTAAGTTGGGGTTTCATTTGTTAGTTGCCATGAGAGTTGAACTTTTGACCTGGTAGCGTTTACGCGCTATCAGGTCTTTTCTTTTGGCATGAGGTTTGGATTCTATTCTTTAAGTGTTTTTGGCTTTGAGTTTGGCTTCTGCCGCAAAGAGTAAATCTTCCCAGCCATATTGAGCCTTTGCCAATTCAAACCTATCCTCCTCTGTCAGCCCAACCCATGTGCGCTGCCCCAAATGTGAAAATCTATCAACTTGAATTGTTGCTGAAGCATTAGTTACGCAAGAGCAAATATTTGTAGTTCCAAGTTCCCATCGCTCATTACAGTTGTTGCATTGTGTGTAAAACATTATTCTTTACTCCTTACCAAAGAAGCCGCAGCCACCTTCTCACCGACTAGGTTTTCGGATATCTCGATACCAAGTTTTGAGACAGCACTGGGGCTTTTAAGTTCCCATGCAATAAGCAAGTCTTTGAATGCTTCTTGGACCAGCGCCTCATCTTTCCAAAACTTTGTCTTGCGGCCCATGCGCATGGTCCAGCCTTGGATGGATTTGCCACTGGTCAACTGCTCTTTGGCGGCAGACTGCACAGACTCGGCCCATGCGGCCACTAGAGCCGCGTCATCGAGCATCTCAGGGGTGACAGTGGTGTCAGGCTTGAAATCGTTCCTAGCGGTCTCTTGGACCTTCTCACGCATACTGGGGCAAATGGTCTTGGCCTTGCAGTACCGGCAGGCATCTGGGCTTGGATGGGTTGGTGCATCGCTTGTGAGCGCCAGCTCGGCTGCTGACTGCAAGCGCCTGCCGTGTAGCTCCAGACGCAGGCCAGACACTGTCCACTTGCTGTGGCCGACCCGCGGCTGGTAGATGTGCATAGTGCATTCGATGGTGTTTGGCGCTTTAAGCTGGCGCATGGCGCCAAGGGCATAGGTCAGCAGCTGCTTGTTGTCTTCGGCCTCTACGGCCACACGGCCAGTCTTCAGATCAATGACATGGAGATGGTTGCCATCGACAAGAACAGCATCAGCAGTGCCACCAAGTGCTGGGTGCAGAGACTTCAAACCTTCATCGAGGTTGACCTCGATCAGCTTTTTCCTCGGATTCTCGACCAGAGTGTTGACAAAGTCTGCATAGCCTTGGGCCATGGCCACATGGTCAGGATCAGTTCCGGCTGGTACTTCACCATTGCGCAGAATGATCTCAGACAGTTCATGGATCGCTGTGCCAATGGCAGCGGCTTCACCGGCTGGCTCATAAGGCATGAGGGATTCAAGCCGGTATGAGCCTGGGCAAGACATGAATCTGTCTGTGCGGGATGCTGAGAGTCGGGCGTGTTTTCGGGTTTCATGTTGCATGGTTTCTCCAGGTTAAATAATTTGGTTAACTACATTGAGCTTCTTTAGGACCTTGGCCAAGACATTGTGGTCCAGGCTTGCCTTGATGGTCAGAATGTAGATGACGGGTGGAATGCCTGACTTGTTGATGTTTTCCACACGGCTTGATGCCTGCTCCAGTGCCGAGGTGGACCAAGTGCATTCGACAAAGACAATCGTGTCGGCAGCCGATAGGTCCACACCCTCGGACATAGCGGCAATGTTGCCAATGATGCATTTGGTCTGGCCAGACTGAAAGTCTGCAATGGCCTTGTCGCGCTTGGCCCGTGATGTGTCACCCGTAATGACTACGGGTTTGTGGACAAATAACAGTTTCTCCAGTTCGGCCACCACATCCTTATGGTGCGCAAAGACCACCACCGGCTCATTGGCCTGCAAGAGGTCATCGATGAAGTCGGCAGCGTATTGCACCTTGCGCATACCGGCCTCGCGCATGATCTCGGCCAGACCCTCAAAGGCCAGCAAGGCATTAGGGTTTGCCATCAAGGCATCGGCATCAAAACTTTGCTCTCGCTTGTCATTGGCCAGATCAAAGGTGATCAGAGAGACTTGCGGCTCTTTGTAGTCTTTGAAAATATCTTCTTTTTTGCGTCTCAGGACATGGGGCAGCATCATGGCTTTTAGCTCTGGCAGATTTGACGCGCCTGATGTATCTAGCCCCCATGGGGCTGACCACATCTTTGCGTACCGGCCTGCAAAGTCATACCAGCCGCCTCTGTAGATGCCAAGGCCGTGCAAGATGGGCCACAGTTCGATGGGCCTGTTTGGGATGGGCGTGCCACTGAGCGCATAGACATGGTCAATCTTCTTCATGGCCAGCATCGCGGCCTTAGTTCTCTGGGCTTTTGGATTCTTAATCCTGTGGCACTCATCCAAGACTAAAGTGTTATATCTGTCCAAATCCGTTTGTGCATATTGCAAAACGTCATAGTTGATGATGGTGATATCTGCACTATTTACCTCTGAAGCGCCTCGTTTTCCATTGACCACATGGACCGAGACATTGGGGGCCAGCTTACTGAAAGCTGCCTCCCAGACTGTCTTGGCAATGGCAGGGCAGACGATCAAGGCGGGGAGGTTTTCTAGTGCAGCAGCTGCTGTGGGTAGCGTCTTGCCAACACGGGGCTGGTCGGCCAAGATGGCCCTGCGCCTAGACAGCAAGAAGAGCTTGGCTTCCTGCTGATGGGGGAATAGTTGCATTTCGTTTCCTTCGTTTTAACTTGCAGGCATCTTAACTGACATTTGTGCTAAAGTGCAATTTCTGTTTAATCGCAGAAACGTAAAAACCTCAAACCTTAAAGGATCAAAAATGTCTACTCGTGTCGTAACCGGTAAAGTTCGCTTCTCTTATTTCTCAGCATTAACTGCTCGCAAAAATGAGATGAACGGCAAAGAAGAGTTTTCTACTCAGGTGCTTGTCCCTAAGACAGACACCGAGACTGTGAACCAATTGAAAGCGGCAGCCAAGGCCGCATTGACTGCCAAGTTTGGTGACAAGATTCCAAAGACTGTGCGCAATCCCTTGCGTGATGGCGATACAGAAGTCAAATCCGATGGATCACCACTGGGCGCAGAGTACGCTGGCCATTATTTCTTTAACACCAAGTCCACGGCCAAGCCTGGTGCAGTGGATGCCCATGGCCATGACATCATTGGCAGTGCTGACATAGTCTCTGGCGACTATGGCCGTGTCAGTCTGAATGCCTATGCTTATGACCAAGCAGGCAATAAGGGTGTGTCTTATGGTCTCAACAACATCATGCTTTTGGCCAAGGGTGACTCGCTGGGTGGTGCAAAGCCATCGGCTGCATCTGACTTTGGGGTGGTGGCCGGCAGAGATTCTGCGCCAGCAGTGTCTTCAGTCGCAGTGGACTGGTGATTGGTCAATCAGTTTCTCAAGCGCCAAGTGCAATTGATTGACTGATGTCCACAATGGCTCCACAGTCCCAGACAGCCACCGGCTCACTTGGGACTGCTGGATGCCAGCCTCATTGCACACGGCAGCCATGGTGATCTTGTTGGCCTTAGCCTTTGCTTTGATGTCGTGAATTGATTGCATCAGCGCATTCTAATTGCGCTTTATGTATAAAAACAACAGATAAAAATAATTGTTTACAGATAGTTTATTTCTGTCATAGTTCGTTTGTGATGACGGAGACAAATTATGAGTTACACAAATTGGACTGTTGAGAAACTTGAAGAGCTAGCAAAGCAGTACACCAGAAAAGTTGATTTTCAGGATTTTCATGGTGGTGCTTATGCTACTGCTAGAAAACTTGGAATTTGGACACGAATCAGCGCCCACATGGAAACAAATCACAAAAGAAACATTGTGTATTTGGCCAAAGTTTTAGACCCTGACTTTGAGAATGTTTACAAAGTTGGCATTTCCTCTGATGGTCGAATCATGCAACGCGCTTATGACAATGCGCGCAAATCAGGGCTTGACCTTCAAGTGATTAGATTTACAAAAGTCAATTTAGACGCTGGGAAAATTGAAAAAGAGCTGCTGGCAATTGGGACCAATATTGATCAGCAAACAAAAGAGAGACTAGGCCGCTTTGATGGCCACACTGAATATGTATTTATGGCAGAAGAGCAAATTGCAAAGTGCCATAAAACATTAGACCAATACGCTATTTAAACCACAAACGAAAGAAACCGATGAAACCGCAAACCGAAACCCTTCTTGATTATTTGACTGCCATTGCCATTGGCGTTGGCATGGCCGCTTTACTTGTGGCATGGTGGTCAGCATGAACTACCCAGCCACACCCCCATGCCCCAAAGACTTGTTCCAGTATGACTGCGCCATTGAAGACGTTGACCTGGTCTGCTTCTTGGAATACAGCCCAGAAGAAAAAGGCTACAGGGACTCTTATGGTGCGCCCTATGAGCCAGATATTGAAGAGTGCATGACCCTCAACAATGCATACATTGCCGGCACTGATGTGGACATTGCCCACATGATCTTGCAAAGCCTGGTGGACCACATTGAAGTGTCTGCGCTGGAGAAGTTCCTTGACAAATGAATTGCCACCGGCCCTTGAGGCTTGCCTTGACCTGGTCAAAGACTTACTCCACCCAGAAGTCTTTGGCCATGCAATCCCCAATGAAGTCAAAGCCCGTGCATTCGTGGTCAGGACCATGCTGGAGCGCTTGAAAGCCCGAATGGAGACCAGCACATGGCCAGAGGCTTAAAGCCCCGTGTAGAGCCTGCCATCGAGGCAGCGCTACAAAAGAAAAGTAATCTCTCAGACCTTGACTTGGCCAAGCTGTGCTTTTGTGCCAGGCGCAGTGCAGCAAGGATTCTGTTTGATCTGCACCGCCATGACTTGGTCTACATCTCTGGGTATTCCAGAGTGAGCGCTAATGGCCAGTGGCGGCCTCTGTGGTCATGGGGTGATGGCATTGACGCTGAAGCGCCTGGGCCAGTGCCAGGCTCAGAGCGCATCAAAAAGTACCGCGAGAAAATGAGTGCAGACGACAAAGACTTTGACGCTGCCAGACGCAGACAGAAAAGACGGGTCGTTAAACGCGACCCACTTGTGGCCGCGTTTTTTGGGTCTTAGTTATTCTTGTGCGCCAATAGCAGCGCCAAACCCCATCTCTTCAGCCTTTTTGCGCAGTGACTTGGCCAATGGCTCGACCTTCATCATGTTGGCCTTGCCCATCATGGATGCAGCCAGTTTGGGATCAAGCATTGACTCCACCAGCAGCTGCTGAATTTGCTGGTCAGGCAATTTATACAAAAAGTCTAATGGCCTTGTCATAGTGCGCAGTGTGGTGTTGTCAGCCAATGACTCGCTAAACACTCGACCAATCAAATTGCCCATGCTCATGTTCTGGAATGTGTTAGAGCCTGGGGCTTTCACGCCTGGTGCAGTTGCAGCCTGACCACGATTGATCTCGTCAATGATATTGTCAAGTTTGCGCTGCGCTGATGGTGATAATTGAACGCCAATCTCTTCAGCCTTGGTGGCCAGTTGTCTGCGCAATGCAGAAGCAGCCAAGACCGGTTCACCCGTCATCAGGTTGGGTTGTCCCGTTGTGACTTTGGCCTCAATGCCTTGCATAATTTTCATTTGGTCAATGGCGCTTGATGACTTCTCAAATTTAGTCATGTAATTTTTAAAGCCTGGAGCACCAGACTCAATCACATTGTCAATGACTGGCAACAACTCAGCCATTTGGCCTTTGGCTAGACGCAAATTAGATTGCTCTCCGGCCAGCTTACCAGCCATGGCATCTGTGATGTCTTTTCTAACACCATACAAAGCCATGGGGTCAATGGTCCCAGTCTCAGGGTTGACTCGCTTATTGAGCAAGTCGCTGACATAAGACATTGCCTCATCAACTGTCTTACGCTGCGTTGCAGGGTTAGACATGATGCCGGAAATGGCGTTTGAAATTGGCTCAATGCTAACGGCCTGCTTATTGGCAAATGCCGATTCACGCAATGGGCCTGTAATTCTGTCGCGTTTGGCTTCAGCGTATGGAATAGAGCCTGGTGTAAGTTCATCACCAGCACGGCCACCAAGTCTGCGGAATGACTCAAGCAAAGCCTGCTGATTTGAAGACAAAACGCTTGGGAATGCACCAGACTGGTCCAATGCACGAATAGGGGTCTCAGCCGCAGCAAGACCAGGATCACGCGCACCAGCTGCTGTCGTGACTCGCACGCCTGGGACAAGTGGCTGGGCCTGCTGCAAATTAAGTGCCGCACGCTGTGGGTCTGTGGCCAGTCGATTCAAGACATTGCCCACAATGACCTCACGGCCTGCTTGTGTAAATGGTTTGACCATTGCACCAGGCGCGGCCAATGCTCTTTGAGTTGTCGAAAGTGTTGGACCACCAGGCGCGACCATGCCGGCCAACATTGCACCGCCAACTTGAAGCGCTGGAGGCGCACCACCTTCGCGCAGCATTCCACCCGCAGTGGATGCTGTCAGTGCAGCTGCGGTTTGGGCCTGTGGACTTTGTGCAAAGAATTGGGCCAGCTCACGGGCCATGCCAGGCAGTTTTGGCGCCACTTCACCGGCAGCACGCGCAAGACCACTTGTGCCATAACCGGCAGTGGCCACATCTTGAATGATTCGCTCTTGGGGCGTTCTGGCCTCTGGAAAGCCAATGTTTGTCAATGTCTTTTCAACCGCTTGGCTTTGTGTTGGAATCTTTGTCCCAGCAGCCAAGTTAAAAAAGTTGACCATTGGATCGACCACCATTGGCAGCAAGCCACCGGCAGTCAATGCCGCTTGGGCCATGGGCCTAGTGGCCATACCGACTTGCCTGCCCAATGTGTCTGGCGCTTGAGTAGATGCAATTTTCATCAATTCTGCTGGTGCAGTCGAATTGATAAAGGCAGAGATTTGCTGATCAGTGGCAGTGTCTGGAAACTCTAAAGTCCCAATGCCTTCAATGTTGATTTTTTTCATACTGCCTCATTCAAATTCAAATCGGCCATTGCGGAAAATCATGCGTCTTTCAGCAGTTGGAGTTGTTGGCACACCCGCTGCTGCCGGTGCTGGCGTGTAAGGCTCATAAGCCTTGCCTGCTGCCTTTTGCATACCAATGGTGGCCACACGCCTTGCTTCTGCCTTTTGAGCCAGTTTTTCTGGGGTGTCGCCAACTTGTGGAAAATAGGTGTTGTACTCTTGGACCATCTCGTCTTTGCCAATGGCAGCACCAGACTCTTTGCGCAGCTTGGCGCGAATCCAATCTTGTGCTGCTTGGTCAAATTTCTGGGTGTCAACACTTTGGCCACTTCTGGCCATTGCACCACCCACAAAAGGAATGGCCTCAAGAGTGCGAGTCCCTGCACCTGGCGCAGAGCCAGCAGGCAAACTGTTAATAATGCTATTGGACAATTCCATGCGCTGGGCAAATCCGGCAGCATTTGACTGGGCCTCTGTGGGTTGGCCACCAGAAATGCCTTTGACTTGGCCACTTGGTCCCATGACTGGCATGACAACACCACCAGGCACTTTGGGTATGTATGCAAAGCCTTCTGGGGTTTCTCTGATCTCTGTCGCACCACGGGCAAATGTCGCTTGGTCCAGACCAAGACGCTGCTGTGAAACTCCAAGATTTTGCTGGGCAATCCAATTGCTTGCTTTTTCCCCAGGAGTCATGCTCTTTGGAATTTGCTCGATCTCTTTGTTTGTAGTCTTATCACGCACACTGATAAATGCACCAGTGTCGGTGTAATTAAACTCAGGACTTCTCTGCACATTAAGCAAACGCATTCCACCGGCCTTGCTCAAGACATAGGAAATTGGCGTGCCAGTTGCACTCATTCCAAAATTAGGCGTTGTGCTGAATTCTTCTGGTGGCTTGATCTTGTAAGCCTGATTCAAGTATTTGTCAGCATCTTCTGGCCGGTTGTATGCATTGGCAATGTCAGCCTTGCGCATCAATTCTGCAAATCGTTTTTCATCAGCACTTTGTGGTGCTTTTGCTTCGATTTGAGTCATCAATTCAGCACGTTGTGGTGATGGACCCATACCAACTTGATCCACTGGTGCAGCCATGGCCTGCATAGCCGCTGATGGTGCAGGCGCTGCCGTTGTTGGCGTACCAAGCAAAGCCTTTTGGTATTCGTTAAGACGCGCACCTTCTTGCAGTTTCTGGCCCAAAAGCAAATTTTGAACGGCACTGGTTGTTCCCTTTTCATAAGCACCTTGGCCAGCTTGCAGAGCTGATCCAAGTGCTTGACCAAGGCCAATGCGTTGTGGGCCACGGCCACCGGCTTGGAGCAATTGGGCAGCAGCGGCCAGTGTGGCCTGCATGGTCAATTGGCTTTTTTGCTTGGGTGATAAGAGCTTCTCGATCTCGTTATCACCACCGCCACCGAAAAACGATGCCAAATCAAATTGAGTCGCCATTTTTTACCCCTTAACTGCCCAAAAGGCCAAGAATGCCACCACCAATTGCACCAGGTATTCCAAACATTTGACCGCCAGCCAAAGCGCCACCTAAAGCGCCTGCTGCTGGGTTTGAATACTGGGGCGTGACCGACTGCATTCCAAGGTTTGCAGGCTGCGCACCCAATGAAGACTGGACCACACCAAGACGCTGCAAGCCAACATTTCGGATTGCATCCATTTGTTGCTGCTCCAGAGCCTGACGCGCACCGCCAGCGCCCATGACCGCTTGAGCGCCACCAAGACGCAAGGCTTGCTGCTGCGCTGCCAAGCCGCCAAGTTGGTTAGCTGCTCCCAATCTAAACTGCGCACCCTGCAAGCCTGCTTGCTGGTTGGCCAAGTCTGCTGCTGATTTGCGCGCAAGGTCAGCCTGCTGCATGGCCATGGCCTGATTGAATGCCTGCTCGTTTAATGTTGTGCCTAATGTGGCAGCCTGCTTGGCAAACCCTTGGTTAGTCAAAGCCTCGGCCACACCTTGGCGTGATCCACCAAATGCCTTGGCTTGCATGGCCTGCTGGCCAGTCTGCCTGATGGCCGCTTGGCGTGCAGACTCCAAATCAGCCAATGCGTTGGTGCGCACTGCACTGGTGTATGGGTTCATGTAAGAGCCAATCGTGCCTGGTCCCTGACCAAGTCCAAGATTAGTCTGCTGCGCTGTAATTGTTGCTGGCTGATAAAACCCGCCATAGCCGGCCATTTGGGCTGCAATGTCAGTGCCAGTGATGCCTGGGCCAGCCAAGGCCGTATTGACCAAAGCCTCCTCGCCTGCCTGGTACATTGGATTGAGACCAGCAATTTGCTGAATCGGCAATGCACCGGCAACACCTTGGGCCTGCTGAAAATTGGCTAAAAACGCTTCTTTGATCTGTGGATCAATAGACGTTGAGCTTGTTTGTGTGCTTCCACCTTTAGACATATTCTTTCCCTTCAATCCAATAATGATCTGATTTTCTTGGCTGGCATCTTGCCTTCATTGATCATGTCCAAAAGTCCACGGCCATACTTATTGACTGATGACTTCCTGATCACATACTCGCCACGATCTAACAAGCCAGCACCATCGTCAGGACCAGGTGGGTTAGGACCAAATAGCCCATCCACAATGCCGCCTTTATTGTAAATACCACTGACACTTTCGCCAGTTTCACCAGAGACACTGACAGATTCACCCGTTACAGCGGCAGCGGCATTGGCGGCATTGGCAGCAGCAGTTGCAGCAGCAGTTGCAGCAGCTGCGTCACCAGTCGAATCACCTGGTCCACCCGTCATCATCAATGCAGTATTTGCAGCTTGATTTTCAGCAGCCGCTTTGGCCGCTGCCGCTGCTGCATTGTTTGTTGCAATGTCGCTGTATAGGTTTGGGTTATAGCCACCCAAAGATGTGCCAGGCACAAAGTTGGCATAAGGGTTTTGGAATGGGGTCATCTGGCCCATGACCATGCTGTAGGGTGACGCGCCACCAGGGGTCACAGCAGGGTTGTATTGAGCGCCAATTGGGATTGACTCATAGCTGCCAAACTTCTGGCCAAGAGTTAATGGTGCTGCGCCATAAGCATTCTGCGCAGTTTGCGTCAGCTTCTGCTGCGCAGCCCAATCAGCAGCATTTTTGGCTTGTTGTGCAGCCCATGCAGTCTCATTGGCCTTTTGCTGCGCAGCCCAATCAGTAGCATTTTTTGCCTGCTGGGCCTGCCATTGTGCTGTGCGTGCAGCCAGATCAGCTTGGGCCTTTTGCTGCGCTGCAATGTCTGCTGGCGTTGTGGCCTTGGCGTTGTTATATCGTGCCAAAACACTTTCAAGACTTGAACCAGTTGCAGCCGCCACATCCTGTGGGCTGATTTGCAATCGGTCCATCTCAGACCGCAACATGGAGTCAGACAGACCAGAGTTGTTCCTGTAAAAATCAAAAATGTTCTGATAATACTGCTGCTGTGTCATACCATTGGCCAAGGCCCAAGCAAGCGCTGCTGATTGTGTGCCAGTGGTAGTGTTGGTAGTCTTCGCAGCCGCAGCTTTGGCAGCTGCATCAGCCGCAGCCTTTGCAGCAGCAGCATTAGATGCGGCCAAGGCATCAGCAGCCGCCTTGTCTGCCGCAGCCTTTTGGGCAGCAGTTGCATTGGATGCAGCAATGGCCGCAGCGTCAGCCGCAGCCTTATCAGCAGCAGTCTTTGCTGCCGCAGCCGCAGCAGCCAATCCAGCTTCTGTTGCAGCCTTTGCATCAGCAGCTGCCTTTGCATCAGCAGCCGCTTGAGCAGCAGCAGCGTCTGATGCCGCTTTGGCATCGGCAGCCGCTTTGGCCGCTGCTGCTTTTTGCGCAGCAGTTGCATTAGATGCAGCAAGGGCAGCAGCATCAGCTGCAGCCTTATCAGATGCCGCCTTTGCTTTTGCAGCCGCAGCAGCTGTAGCAGCCGCTGCTGCTGCATTATCAGCAGCCAATTTGTCAGCAGCAGCTTTTTGTGAGGCAGCCAAAGCAGCAGCCGCAGCCGCTGCTTTAGCTTGTGCTGCCGTATCTGGTCCAAGTAAGCCTTGAGAGACAGTAGCCGCTTGGGTATAGATGTCTTTGGTCGCCTGAGTGGCTGTAGTGTCTTTGGCCACACGGCCTGCCAATTCCTTATCAGCCGCAGCCTTGGCAATCATTTCTGCTTGGGTTTGTGGCAATGCTTCAGCATATTGAGCCTTGACATCAGCAGCACTCACGCCAGTGGCACGGGCCACATCGTCTGGACTGACACCAAGTCGGTCCATCTCAATGCGTAATTCTGCCGGTGTTTTTGTGGCAATGTTTTGGGCAACATAATCAAAGATTCTTTGATCATATTGCGCTTGCGTCATGCCATTATTTAACGCGTAGTTGAGTGCTATTGATGCCATATTTGACCCCGTTGTTACTAATGGTGCTGCTATTGATTCTGCCACTGGTGCTACCACTGGCGCTGTTACTGGTGTTTCTAATAAACCAACTGGTGCTGCCACTGGTGCTGCCACTGGCACGGCCTCATAGCGTTGCTGAACGGCCTCTGACTTCGTTCCAGTGGCTTGAGCAACATCAGTTGAACTGATGCCATACTGGTCCATTGCAGAGCGCAAATCAGCGTCAGACATTCCTTGATTCTGTGCAACAAAATCAAAGATGTTCTGATAATACTGATCGGCAGTCATGCCGTTATTCAGCGCCCAAGTCAACCCAGCTGATGCCATTTGCCTATATCTCCTTTGCCAATACAGTCCATTGTGGACTGTATCCTTCATCTTTCAAAAATGTCTTTGACCAGCCTCTTCGGCCTGCCAAAGTCACCCTGGTGCAACCAAGTGATTTGCCCCAGGATTCGATCATTGGTCTCATCCGTGAGAGTTCATCTAGGTCGCCACCAGCCAGAAAATAATGCAAATTTTTTAGCCTGGGATAGACAATGATCTCTGTTAACACCACCGAGTCTTTGGCTGGCCACAGCTGCAATTGATTGCGCTGGACCATCTCGGCAATGTCATCAAAATTGTGTGTGCCTCCAGAGTATTCTAATGCCGCCTCCACATGGTGGCGTAACCTTTCCAAATGCTCTTGATCACTCATCGCTTTCCAGAGGGGATGGCATCAAGCCTCATTATCCCAATGCGCCAGTCAGCCAATACCGCACCAGTCACCTTCACATTGACCTGACGGGCTGCAAACCGAACATCAGTCGGGTTGGCTGCCGTGTATGGTCCATAAGTGGATTGAGTCGCTGTCGGGTAGTTTCTGGTTTTAAATGAAACCACCGCCTCACCCAGTGTCTGCTCATCTGGCACAACTTGGCGAATTGACATGATGTTGTCGCCATTGCCCAATTGGACTGGTCCAGACTCGGCATAGACGCTGGCGCTGTCATAGGCAAAGCCGACCTCATGCTCGTAGATGTAACCATCAGTGGACACGGCCATTGGGTTGGTAAACACTCCGGCATCAGTGCCAGCAGTTCTGGCCAATGTGCCTATGTTCCAGTGGTTTTCTCTGTAGTTGAAAGTGACATAGCTGTCATTTTCATTGCTTGCATTGCTTGGGTAATACCACCAAATCTCACCAAACTTGCTGTTATGGACCGCATAGACCTTGGATGCCTGGTTAAAGTTGATATTGCCAAAGACATAGTCAGACACATCGCTTGGCAGTGGCTTGACATATCCGTCATAAATCCAAAAGCCTGCCTTGCTCATCCAAATGGCAGCAGTGTCAATGGCCGCCACCGCTTGGGCTGAAATGAGACCGCAGCCGCTGCCGGCCTTCTCAAAGCCATAGACAAATGGAGCGCCAACATACTGGGCCGTGTGGACATCCACATCTGTAAACAGAAGATTGACACCCTTGACCCTCTTGCCAGCGATCAATGTGCCAGGCGTGGCAAGTTCATAGTCGCCTGCAAGGTTGTCGCCTGCCGGTGTCCAAAGAGTATTGTTCTCTTGGTCGCACCACTGCACTTTTCTGGGGTTTCCACCAGCACCAAGGGCCATTAAAATTCGCTCGGCAGTGACAAGCAAAGCCTTGTTGCTTGTTGGTGCATTGGTAATAGCAGCCGCAATTGTGGGTGTCGTGAAACCCAATTGCCATTCATAGAGCTTGCCATCGGCATTGGAGCAAGCCACCAAATACTCGCCCCATGTATCCATGGACCATGTGGTGGCCGGCTGGCTTGTGCCATTGTCTGGCCTTGCCGTGCCATAGGCCAGTGAGCCATAGGTGCTATAGCCATAGCCAGTCGTTGACAATGCATTGGCCAAGCCAGTTGTAAATCCGGTTGGGGTAATGTCTTTGAGTGTTCCAGCCTCGTTCATGGCATAGAGCTTGGACTGAGTGCCTGCTGCAATCCAGCGTGTGGCACTGTTATCGCGCCAAGTAATAAAGCCTCGGCACAACCCCGTCATCTGGCCAGTTGCACGTTTTCTCCAGCCACCCATGGGCCGCAAAGTGTTCTCGTACCAGCGCACAAGGTTTGCGTCATACCACCGGCCTGCTGACTGGTACTCAGTGCCGTTTCTGTAAATGCCTGGGGGGAGTTTGAGGGGTATATACATGGCAGTGTTTAGGTAATGTTTGAGACAAAGCTCATTGTGACAATGGCTGATGGGACTGCTGGCCGTGTGGGGGTTGTTCCGGCAGGGTATTGCTCAATCGAGACACCGACATCGGTTGGCCTCCACATTATCTCAACATAGTCAGTCGCATTTAAGCTCAAAAAGTAATTCATGGCTGCAATAATGTGATACGGGTCTCCAGCACCTTTTCTAGGTGCAAAGCCAAATCGGCTGTTTGAGTTAGCCGAATTTGTGCCATTGACCCGAAACCAGACATCTACATCTTGAGAGGCATTTGTCGTATTTGTAAACTGAATGGAAAACTGCAAGTTCCAGATTCCGGCATCGGCCACAGTAATTCGGCTGCTGCTGGCTATTGTCACACCATTGCTAAAGTCTGTCGTGTTAAATGTGACAGCATAGGCCGTGGTGGTGTTGGCAGCCACTTGGTCAGTTGAGTCTTGGAATGCCCCATGAGGCGCATTCATAAAGCGCCCACCCCGTAATCCAAACAAAGACCCCAAGACACTTGAGACCTTTTTAAAGTAAATATTCAAAGAACCATTGTTCTCATTGAAATGCCTACGCTCATACACCTCGGTGGGATAACCAAGGTTTGGGACTACTGGATTTTCAAGTTGTTGGGTTTGGCTGGCCATGGGTTAATTATGTCAGGACAGACAGTGCATGGTTGATGTGTTTGATCCGGTCATCTAGGCCAATAAAGCCGCCATTGATCTTTTTGGTCATGGTCTTGTAGTCTTGACTATCCGCATACTGGTTGAGCTTGTGAGTGTCCCAAAACCATCCGGCAGTCAGCGCAGCATACTGGGGTGTGGCCACCAGTTCCGGGTTGGCCCAGAAGTCAACACCCAAAGCCTTGCCAGCGTGAAAATAAGAGCTAGAGCCAGTCAGCTGGATGCAGCCTCTTCCCTTGAAACGCCACCCATCCCCAGAAGCCTCATCCCTGTTTCCCATGCGATTAGAGTAAACGACATTGGCAATGAGCTTTGGATTTCGCTGACAGGCTTGGGCCTTTTCAGCATCAAAGCGCTTGGGCCATGTCTTCATCAGTCCGGCAGCAGAATATGACAGACCCTCTTGAAGCACCTTGAAATTACCGCACTCATGGCCACACTGGCCAATAAAGGCAGCCTGGCGCAATGGCGTTGAAATGTCAAAGCGCTGGAAAGTCTCATTGAGCGCATCGACCCACTCTGGGCCAATGTGCAGTTGTTGGAGCTGCTGACTATTGACCATTGACCAAACTCCTTACTTCGTTATAGGCATCAATGCAGGCATTGAGCTGGGCCGTGTTCCTGTCACCTTGGGCCACTATTTCGGCAATGGCTTGGAGGGTTTCTCGCTCGGCATCAGGAGCTGGGTCAGCCGGTCTGTCAAGTTGGCTTCCTGCTTCTTTGCTATCTGGGGCGGTAATGGTGGCACTTGCGCTGGCTTGAACACAACTGGGGGCTGAGATGCGCACCCTGCCAGAGCGAATAGCACGATCAAGGGCAGACTGCTTTTGATTGATGACATTAGTGGTCTCCTGTAACTTGGTTGCGTTTGCATTTAATTGCTCGTTAAGTTTTTGCTCGGTAACTCTGGCCTCATCATTCTTTTGGGCAATGGCAATCTTCATGTCATTGTCGCGCTCCAGCCACCCGTAGTGGTGGCCCACTCGGTATGTACCGAATAATGAGACCAAGACACCAACAATGAGCCAAGGTAAGGGTATTGGTAGCATTACTCTGACTCCTCTCTGGCCTGCGCCAGTTGAATGCGCTCATGGTCATCCTCAAGATGGTCCGGTGGCGTGTCTGGTGGTGGACCAGGAGTCCATGACTCGTCTAGTTCTGGATTGGTCCAAGTGGGCATGGCGCCAAATGGTTGGCTTGGGATGCCGTTGGTCTTTGCGTTAAACCCGTGATTGTTGCTGTAGCCGTATTGCTGGCCCATCATCGGTTGGCCCACACACTGGCCCATGGGTGGCGTTGGATTCATTCTTCCAGCAAATGATTTAGCGCCTTTGTTGATGGCAAACATACCAATCAATGTGCTGATACTTCCAACCAATAAAAGCACAACGTCATTCAAGAGCTTGGTAAAAGCACTGTCAATCGGGGCCATTGATTTGATTGGTTGGGTCACAAAAATTACAGAATAGAGCATTGCAAAGACTGTGAAGCCAAAGACAAGCATGACAACAACCACTGCAAAAAGCCACCCATAAACTTTCAGAAGCTCAATCGTTTCCTCTGTGCTTTTAACTTCAGAAAGTTTCATTTTTTGGCTTCCTCTTGTGGCTGGACATCATTCACCTTCTTTTCAAGTATTGGTGCGACCAAGTATTCTGGACACATCTGGGTAAATAAGCACTTTGGCTTCTGACACTCTGGTGCATGGAAATGGTCAGGATTCTGGCACTTATATCGATACCGATCTTCGCAGCCAGTCAGCAGTAAAAGAAACAATAAATATCTCATTTGCCCAATCCTATCCTGCCCAGCAGTAAATTGACGATCCGGTCCGACAAGTCATCTGGCAAAAAGCGGAGAAAACCAAGCAGCCATAAAGCCACACACCCATAGATGAATATCTTGAGGCAAAGGTCAAAGGTCTTCTGGTACTCATTCACCGACCGCACCTTCTTGTGGTGGCACAAAAGTCCATCAATTCACTGATGCCAACAAACACTAAAAAGGCAAGAAAGAACACACCTCCAATGGCCAGACCGATCTCTAGCTGCTCTTGCTCTTTTTCTTTGGCCTTTTTTTCTGCATACTTTAAGGCAGCAATCTCTTTAGCATCATCTCTGTCCATCTCAGCTTGCCTGGCCTTGATTTTCTGCCATACTTCTATTTTCCCAGATTGCATGAAAAGCATTTTTAGGCTTTCTTCAAAAGCTCTACTTTGCTCTAGGGCCATCTCAATCTGGAGCGCGACTCCCATGTTTGAGCCTTTTTTGCTTCTCTTGGCTTCTAGCATGGCCTTGGTGGCCACACTCTTGGCATCAAACATCTTGCCAATCATTGGCGCAAGACCGCCCAGATCATTGGCCACCTTGCTGGCCTTCTTGACCATGCTGATGGCGCTTTGCAGACCTTCTAATGCACTAATTGGATCGATGATCATCTTTTCTCAACCTTTTCCCATTTGAGACAAACAACCCTCCGATTGTAGACATCACCGGTCCATGCCCACCTGGTGCATCTGTATTCGGCAGCTGCTGCTAATAGGACCAGAGCATAGATCATGGCCACAACAAAACGATGACAAAGCTGCCCCAGATCACAAAGACAGTGATGCAGACCGCGGCAATGATTGCCACGGCCCAGTCTCTCATAGCCCGAATATTTTCTTGACAAATTCGGCAGCCACCCCTGGTCCAAACAAGACCGCAATGATCACCGCATACAAAAGGTATTCAATCTTGGTCATGCGCTTGTCCCCATCGCGCAGTGACTTGTCAATGTTGTTGTATCTCTCTAAACAGATCGCTTCATGCACGGCAAGCCTTTTGT